GACAACGACTACGTCCGTCAGTGGACTGCGACAGGTAAGAGCGACATCCGTCCCAACGTGACGATGCCGAGCGACCTCATCCTCGAGGTGGAAGGAGGTGAGGCATGACCCCGCTTAGGATTAGGCTCAAAAAGAGCGAGTTCGATGCCGTCAAGTTCGGCAAGCAGACCGAGGTCGTGAAGGCCGTTACCAACAAGCGCATCCATTATCTGTGCTTTGCCCGCATGACCAAAGAGTGCAACGAGCGGCAGAGTGCTTGCAGGGAGTGTTTCGAGAACGCCAGGGCGTGTGACGGATATATGTGCTACCCGTTTGATCTTGCAGTCATCCGGCGCGGCAAGACCGACAAGTACACATCCAGGATGCTTACCAATGTGTTCTTTGAAGACCGAGACGGCGAGACGGTGTTTGTGTTTAGGTTGCAACCAAAGGAAGGAGGCGAGGGCTGATATGGAGAATTGCAAGAACAGCAAGGAGTATAAGGCTGGCTGGGCTGCTGCCGAGTGGTGGCAGACATTGAGCGAGGAACAGCGCAAGCAGATGGACATCGTGGATGCCTTTGCCTATGGAGTTCTGCACGGCTGGAACAATCCCAACTGGATACCCGTTGAGGAAGAACTGCCTAAACCAAATATCTACAAAGAGGGCAAGACCTTTCCATTGGTGTTGGTGTGCCTTAATGATGGTTGTTTCGAAGACACCGATGCCTATGACACCGATAATAAGACTTGGTGCAAATATGGGGACGAAGTAGAATACTGGATGCCGTTGCCCGCACCGCCACAAGGAAAGGAGGACAAGAAATGACTGACCAACAACTGCAACAAGGACAAGAGATCAAGCGCACGATAGCACAGCTTGAAGATCAATTGGAGAAGTTTGAAGCATTCCCTATGAACGGCATCAACGTGTTTCTGCCCAACTGCGGCACGTTGATAGAGGACGTTAAGCAGGTGTTCACAAAACACCTTAACCACTACAACAAGAAATTCAAAGAACTATGATTGAGATAATGATATCAGGCATCATCGGTCTTGTCATCGGCTTGATGATTGACCGCAACGCAAGGCGTGAGCGTGATGAACGCATCGCCGAGCTGGAGAACAGGCTGGCTACCGACCGCAACGTCATGGAAGCCCAGAACGAGACGATCAACCGAATGCGTAAGAAACTGGACAAGCGCAATGGCAAGAAAGAAGAAAACGGATGACCCGAACTACACCGCATTCGTCAACCGATCGCACAAGGGCAACTACCACGATGAGGAGGAGAAACGGCTGCGCCAGGAATGGGAGGCATGGAAGAAGAACAAGAAAAAGATTTGGTACCTATGATGACAACGAAACAAGCAGCGGATATACTTGCCGCATATAACCGATCGAGGCGTGATGACCACGAGCCGTGCCCGCCGCCATATTCGCCGACAGACATCGGCATCGCCATAGACATGGCGGTTGAACTGATGCAGAAGAACTCGGCACAGGCGAACCTCGAGAGCATCATCATGGCGGTCTCACGGGAGACAGGCGTGAGCGAGGCAGAGATGTGCCAGCGAGGGCGTGAGCGTGAATACTCCGAAGCCAGGGCGATAGTCAGCTATCTCGCCTATCGGTTCACCCCGATGACGCTGACGGCGATCGGCAAGCGGTTCGGACGCACCCATGCAACGACCATCTACTACTACAGGACGGTGCTGAGCTGGCTGCATGACAAGCGGCTTAACCCGAGAGGACATCACATCACTCAATCATTAATCAACGAAATCATCAGCAATGAACAACAATCCTAATAGAGAGAGCAGCGAGAGCCAGTGCGCCAAGATTAGATACTGGCTGGAGAGCGGGAACACGCTCACGTCAATAGAGGCCCTTCAGATGTTCGGATGCTTCCGACTGGCATCACGCATACACGACCTGAGAGACCGAGGCGTGAACATCGCCAAGACGATGATCTGCGGTCCCAACGGCAAACGGTACGCACAATATAGCATTGCACAATGAAGGACTACTATATCGGCATAGACCCAGGCAAGAAAGGCTTCATGTGCGTATATTGCGCGGGGAACAGCGGATACACGCACTATCCGCTGTTCACCGGGAACCGGCTCAACCGCGACATGATTGACGAGCTGTTGAGGCTTTCTGGCTCCAATAGTGTGATGGCTGTGGTGGAGCAGGTACACAGCATGCCCCACCAGGGCGTTGCCAGCACGTTTGCATTCGGCACAAACTATGGAATGGTGCTCGGGGCACTCGAGGCGTTGGGAATCCCCTACTCCACCGTCACCCCTGGGAGGTGGCAGAAGACCATCTGCGAGGCAGTGGACAAGGCATCCAACACCAAGCAGATGCACTACAACGCGGCATGCAGGTTGTTCCCTAACATTGACTTCCGCAAGAGTGAGCGCAGCAAGACCTGGGATGACAACAAGGTGGACGCCACCCTCATCTGTGAGTATGGAATCAGGAAGCAGCTGTGAGGGGCAGGGGCGTGTCGGTCCTATACCCGGGGGTGTGTTTTTTTGGCGAGCGACACCGCCAGTAAACCCCATCACGCCGATTGGAACGAAAAATTAACAACTTCGGGGGAAGTTTAACTGGATTTGCAATAAATAGAAATGGCTTACAAGTTCATAGCGACAAGGCTGACGAGGGAAGAGGCAGAAGCCCTCGAGCGGATACTCAAGCGTCGCAGGGAGACCATCTACTCCCTGCTTCGCCTATTGATTGACAGCTACATCAAGCTGGCAGACCCGACTGCATGGAAGGACGAGAAACCTCCCATAGACCTCATGCGCTATATCGTGGAAGGCACACGCGAGCAGCGTGAAGCCATGAGGGCCGCGGCCCAGGAGGAGGAGCTGTCTGGACTATTCAACGACATCAGGTATGAGAAAGAAAAACGCAAACCCTGAATACAGGCGCATCATCACCGGCAAGCGGTGGCAAGAGCTCAGAGGCATGAAGATGCTGAAGAACGAGATAGACAACGGCGGCTTCTGTGAGCAGTGCGTGAAGAACTATTTTGTCGGCGGTCCGCGACCGAGGAAGGCGACCGAAGTCCACCACATCGTGCCGATCGAGAGCGCCAGTACCAGGGAAGAGATGGAGGCCCTTGCCTATGACGAGAACAACATCATCGCCCTGTGCAGCGAGTGCCATCACGAGGCTCACCGCCAGCTGGGCAAGCAGCACATCAGGGAAGCGATGGAAAACGATATCAACAACTTCATAAACAAGATCAGAAATGGGTTATGAAAATTGCGGGAAAAACCCGAACAGCAAAGCGAATCTCATGAAGGGCAACCTGCCGAAGCTCATGCTTGCAGACGGCCCGTCTCAGCGTATGGCCAACAGCATCCTCGATGAGGAGGTTGACCATGATGGTGAGAAGATGCCGGCGCGCGAGGCGATACTGCGCATCCAGTTGGAACAGGCCCTCGGCGGTGACCTTCGGGCATGCCAGTTCCTCATCGAGCTGGCGGGACGCAACGAGCAGAACGAAACCGCCATCAAGACGGCCGTCACCAATCCCCTGGAGCAGCTTCAGGGGTTGATGCAGGTGAGGAAAATCGATGACCGACGAAAGAAAGCAAATAGAAAGAGAAGCTAAACGGCTGGCCATTGAGCGGCTGCGAAGCGTGAAGCTCGGCACATATATGCTGGGCGCAATCGACGCACGCCTCACGAAATATTTCAAGGCACTCATCGCAAAGCCCGAGGCCCACAATGTCTATGAGTTGCTTGCCGCCGTCAAGTTCTTGAGGCTGCTGGAGACCTACAGCTACGACACCGCCGCCGTCGTCAACTTCATGAAGTTCTACGAGTTCCTGAAGTTCAGCGGCCAGAACGGTAGGCAGTCCTACAAGCTGACCCCGGTGCAGGTGTTCCAGTTCGCATCCATCATGGGCTTCGTCAAGGATGACGGCAACAGGCTTGTGCGTAATGCCCTGCTTTTCGTGCCGAGGAAGTTCAGCAAGACAACGTCGGTATGTGCATTCGCGATCTACGACTTTTTATTTGGAGACGATAACGCCCAGGCATACACGGGTGCCAACTCCTACGATCAGGCAAAAATCTGCTTTGATGAGATCAGCCGCGTGCTCCATGGGTTAGACCCAGGCTGGACCAAGTTCAAGGCGACGCGGGAACTCATCAAGTGGCGCGAGGACCGGCACAGCAGCATCAGGTGCCTGAGCAACTCACCCGACAAATTGGATGGTCTCAACGCATCCACCGTCATCATGGACGAGTATGCCCAAGCCGACAGCGCGGACCTGCGCAACGTGCTCACCACGTCCATGGGTATGAGGACCAACCCGCTGCTGGTGACCATCACCACCGCCAGCGACAAGCTGACTGCCCCGTTCGTCCAGGAACTGGAACACGAGCAGGGCGTTCTGCTGCGTGAGGTGATGGGAGGATACAGCGAGGACGATACGAGCTTCGCCCATATCTTCATGCCCGACTGCGACGATGATGAGAGCGACCCAGCCACATGGGCCAAGGTGCAGCCGCACCTGGGCATCACCGTTAGACCCGACTTCTACGAGCAGCAGTGGGCCGAGGCGCAGAAGAGCGCAGAGAATATGAAGGCGTTCCGCACCAAGATGCTGAACATATTCGTGACCGGCAACGACAAGTCCTGGATAGAAGGCAGCGTCATTCGCGAGCACTCGCGCAAGCTGGATATCGACTCGCTGGGCTATCGTGCCGACTGCGAGGTCGCGGTTGACTTGTCAGTTGACAATGACTTCAGTGCCGTGTCATACTACATCTGGCTGCAGAACGAGCAGCGGCACCACATCCACACTGAATACTACTTCCCCGAGGGGCAGATGGCGAAACACCCCAACCGTGAAGTGTATCAGCGATGGGTGGACGGTGGGCACCTTCATCTGTGCCCAGGGAACATCATCAGCTATACGCAGATCGTGAACGATATCCTTGCCCACGGCAAGAACCTGCGAATCCTCAAAATTGGCTACGACCCAAACAAGGCTGCTGAGTTCACCAACCTGCTGATCAATTGCGGCGGTGCCAATTTCCTCTACCCATACAAGCAGACCTATTACTACTTCACGAAGCCCTGCATGGCGATATACAGGATGCTTGACGAGGGCGTTCTGACCTTTAACGAGAACCCGATAAATAACTACTGCTTTGACAACTGCATCCTTGACCGTGACAACATGGACAACTGCAAGCCGTTGAAGCGGAGCGAGAACAGGAAGATAGACGGAGCCATCACCGCATTGATGGCTTTAGGCGTATCACTTGAGCAAAGAAGGTAATTTTTTACGCTGTTAAACACTTGGACTATATAATATAACACGCGAGAAATGGGATTATTTGATATATTCAAAAGCAAAAAAAATCGCTCAATCGTAGGAGTGCCCCCGGTGCTGCAGGTCACCGTCGGCGGTCAGACCTACACGGTTGCGACCACCACCACCAGCGGCATGATGCTGGCGGCGGTGTGGCGCTGCGTGGACATCGTGAGCGGAACGGTTGCATCCCTTGGCATCGACATCGAGCGTCGCATCGGCAAATATTGGCAGGTTGACGAAAAGCACCCGCTTGAGCTGGTTCTCCGTCTCAAGCCCAACGACAGGGTCAATTCCTTTGATTTCTGGAAGGCATCAGTCGTGGAGATGCTGCTGCACGGCAACGCCTACATCTATCCCTACTTCAACGCAAGCGGTGATGTGACGCGCCTGTACCTCATCCCCCATGGAGCCTGTACCTATGACAAGCAGACCGACACATACACCATCAGCGACGATGACAATAACCTGTTCACGACCTGCCAGGGGTGGCGCATCATCCACCTCAAGAACCTGAGCCTTGACGGCGGCTTCACGGGCGTCTCCACGCTCACCTATGCACAGAAGGTGCTGGGCATCGGCGGTAACTTGGACAGCCTCCAGATGGACAGCTTTGCAAGCGGGTCTACGCTTCACGGCTTCATCAGCGGCGACTCCAACCTCACCCAAGGCTTCGGTGCTCCCCAGGATGACCAGCTCAAGGCGGTGAAGGATAACATCACCAAGCAGCTCACGAGCGGTGCCAAGATATTCACTTTGCCGGGCTCCATGAAGTTCAACCAGTTGTCGCTCTCGCCGAGCGACCTGCAGCTGGTAGAGTCCAAGAACCTCAATGTGCTTGACATCTGCCGCTTCTTTGGCGTTCATCCCGACAGGGTGTTCCAGTCATCCAGCACGAACTACAAGGGCAGCGAGAGCGCACAGACGGCGTTCATGACCGACACCCTGTTCCCGCTGATCAACAAGATTGAGACCGAGCTCACCGTGAAGCTCGTGTCCAACAATCTGCTGGGGAAATACCGCGTCAAGTTTGACCTTGACGATTACTATATAGGCGACATGGGCACCAAGGCAGACTATTACACCAAGATGATTGCTGCCGGTGTGTTCACGCCCAATGAGGTGAGAATCCGCGAGGGTCACGCCCCTGTCGAGGGTGGTGACTCCGCGTACATCTCCTGCAATGTCGCTCCCATTGATTCTGCCAAGATCAAGGGCGAGCCGACACCCGCACCCACCGAACCCAAGAAAAACTCGAGGAAGAAATGACAAAGATTTACCGCAATACCGAGGACTGCCAGCTCAGGGCGCTGGAGAACTCCCGCACCATTGAGGGCTATGCAGTCGTATTCAACCAGCGCAGCGTCTTTCTGCCTGACTGGAACAAGGGCCGCATGGTTGAGGAGGTGATGTTGCCTGGCAGCATCACCGAGGAACTGATCGCCAAGAGCGATGTGGTCGCCAATATCGAACATGACAACCGCCGCATGGTGGCTCGCTCAGTCAATGGCGAGGGTTCCCTGCGTCTTACGCTTGACGAACACGGTCTGAAGTTCAGCTATGAGGCTCCGCTCACCAACGACGGCGAGACGGTGCTCCAGGGCGTGCGCCGTGGTGACTTCCGTGGTTGCTCATTCGCATACACCTGCGACGAGGACACGGGCGTACACTACGAGAAGAACGAGAAAGACCCGCGTGCGCTTGTCCGCTACGTCGATGAGGTCAACGGCCTGTACGATGTATCGGTGGTCATCCACCCTGCCTATCCGCAGACAAATGTGGACTCCCGTGCAGCAGTGCTGGACGGTGCCCTCATGAGAGGGATGATTGAAAAGGAAAACGAACAAGAACAAGATACAAACTCTAACTCTAATTCTAATTCAGATTCTATGGACGAGAACATTAAGAACACCGAGGAGCGCAACGCCGAGTTTGACGCTCTGAAGAATGAGGTGGAAGGCATGAAGCGTTCCATCACCGATCTCCAGGCTGGCCAGGATGCAGTAAGCAAGAAGGTCAGCTCCATCAAGGTGCGCGAAGAGAAGAAGCAGAACTTCTCCCTGCTGCGTGCTATCCGTGAAGTTGCCAATGGTGGCAAACTGAGTGAAGATGTCGAGGCTATCACCCGCGCTGGTCGTGAGGAGATGTTCAACTCTGGCCTCTCAACCGTCGGCCAGATCGTAGTGCCCCAGCAGCGTGCAGACGTTACGGTCACCGCCGAGCACGATGACACCATCGGCATTGATGTCTACAACACCTTCGCACCCATCCGCGAGGGTCTCGTAGCCGCCAAGGCTGGTGCCCGCGTTTACACGGGTCTCGTTGGTGATGTCCGCATCCCCGTTCTGGGCGGAGGCAATGTAGCATGGGCTACCGAGGTAGCAAGTGCAGCCGATCCCACCTACGCCTTCACCAGCGTCAACCTGACTCCCAAGCGCCTGACCGCTCAGTTCAAGCTGAGCAAGCAGATGGTCGCTCAGGACAACGCCGCCATCGAGGCTACCCTGCTGAAAGACATCCGCAAGGCTGTCATCACCAAGCTCAACGCTACGATGTTCGGCACTGCCGCCGCTTCAGGTGGTGCTCCCAAGGGCATCGGTAACGGTCAGACCGCTGCCGTGGCTACCGATTGGACCAAGCTGACCAGTCTCGTTGAGGCTGCTGTTGAGCGTGCTGCAGTAGGCGAGGAGTTCGCTTACATCGTATCGCCCGAGGCTGCTGCCGTTATCCGCGCCATGACCTACAACAAGACCTCCCGTCTTGTCTATGAGGCTGGCAACGTGGACGGCACTCCCCTGTTCAAGACCATCGGTTGCGCCGCCAACCAGGGTTACTATGGTGACTGGGGCAACCTCGTTATCGGTCAGTGGGGCGCACTCGACCTCACCGTCGATCCTTACACCGCCGCCGGTACTGGAGAGCTTGTGATTACCATAAACTCTTACTTCGACTACGGCGTAGCTCGCGCTGGTTCGCTGAAGTTGTTCACCACCGTAGCCAGTAACTAAAGCACTGAGCCGTCACTATGCAGTACACACCGAAATACGCAACGGTAGCAGACCTGAAGAAGCACAGCTACATCTCCACCAACGATGAAGATGATTTGCTTGCCCTCTATCTCTGCAGTGCCGAGCAGACCGTCACCGAGACCCTGCAGGTGAAGAGCCTGTCGGTGTACATCGGCGACGATGGTGTGCTGCCCGCACAGATATACACCGCGATTCTCATGCAGGCTGCGGCATTGTATGAGAATCGTGAGGGTGTATCAAGCGCACAGCAGCACGTTGTACCCTACGCAAACGTGATGGCGCTGCTTGGTAAGATTATCAACTACGGTCAAATCCACAAGTGCTGCAGATGATGGAAGCTGGTAAACTCACCGAGAGGATATCCATCCAACGCCCCGACACGGTCCGTGACGTCTATGGCTCCACGACCACCGTCTGGACGGATGTCGTTACCAACCTGCCCGCCGCCGTGAACTACATTCGCGGTGACAGGGAGATTGATAACGAGGAAATCTTCCATGGTAGAATTACCACTTTCTCAATCCGCTGGCAGGGCTCAGTCAACGAAGAGATGCGTATACTTTGGGGCGACCTGAAGTATCGCATCCTCTCCATTGACCGCCGCACCCACCGCCGCGAGTATCTGATACGCACCGAGCTCATCAACGAATGATGGTTAATGACGGTATCACGGTTGACGCTTCTCGCTGTTATGCTTTATTCCGAAGGTTATCAACCAGGAACCAAAGGAAGGTCAGCAGAGCGGCATTGAGAGAAGCCTCAAACAAGATCAAGAAGGAAGCCGTCAAGAACCTGCAGGGAGTGATCGGGCACAGCGTGAGGAAGACATCCACCTACACCCGCGCCAACGGCAAGACCGAGAAGCGCAGCCTCGCACGAGGCGTGAAGGTTACGGCAAGGAACTCCGAAACCGCCAAGGTGCATATCATGGGCGACTACCGACTCAAATTTTTTGAGATGGTCCCAGACAAACCTCGAAGAACCAAAGGAACCCGAGGCAGGGGTAAAAAAATTCCTTTGAGGAAGACATCCAACAGGGGACCGAGATTCAAGGACCAGAGCAAACACAAGTGGTTTGCAAAAGCGGTGGAGGCTAAAGAACACGAAGCGGCACGGGACATTGAAGAAGCATTGAAGAAGCATATATTAAAACAGGCTAATCGTGAAGGGATTACATTTAACTAAGGCGATACAGGCGATACTCGCAGACGCGGGCATCGACAACGCCCAGGCGATCGTGGCAGAGGAGAACACTCCCCAGCCCTTCGCGGTGTACCGCCGTGCATCGCTCTCGGTGGACGATACCAAGGACAGGCTGGCACAGACCCAGCGTGCCACGCTGAGTGTGCAGGTGGTGTCCATGGACTACCAGAGCGGGCTTCTTCTTGCTGATTCAATCACTGACGCACTTGTGGGAAAACAAGGGACATTTGAAGGCGTTGCCATCGGCGATATCGTCCTTGCTGACGCCAGCGAAATGTTCAACGAGACGAGTTATTTACAAGACCTGACTTTTGATATCATAGTAGAAAATGAGTAGAAACGTAATCAAAGGCGGTGACATGATGCTCTTCATCAAGGAGGCTAATGGCACCATGAAGTCAATCGCATTCGCCACCAGCCACTCGCTGACGGTGAGCAGTGACACGCAGCAGACGTCCACCAAGGACGACGGCGGCAAGTTCCAGGGCTCCGACTACGGCATTATCTCGTGGAATGCCACCTCGGAGAACCTTTGCTCCTATGACGGCGCTGGCTACAACTACCAGGACTTAATCAACCTGATGCTGAGCCAGACCAAGGTTGTCGCTACCTTCTCCATCGAGGGTGATAGCGGCAGCACCTATCCCTACGCCAACAAGAAGGACAGCGTGGATGACACGACCAATGACGTGTGGACTCCCGCTAACACTGGTACCATCGGCTCCACCTCCAACAAGAGCCTCGGTTATACCGGCACCGTTCTCATCACCAGCGTTGAGGTCAACGCCCCCAACGGCGAGAACGCCACCTTCACCGTGCAGCTGCAGGGCGACGGTCCCCTCACTCCGACCAGTGCACCTTCAGGCTCAGGCACCTAAGCCAATAGTAACCGATATAGTTCCTTAACCCTGGGGGCGGGTGTATGCCCGTCCCCTTTTTAATTACAAAACATGGAAGTAACAATCAATGGCAACACCTACAAAATCAAGTGGTCGCTCCGCGCACAGATATTCTACGAGGCGTTGAAGTCGCAGTCCCAGGATATGGGACCGACCATGGACACCATCATGTATTATTACGCCATCCTGATCACCAGCAACCCAGGCATGGACATGGGCATCGAGGAGTTCATCGACAGCTGCGACTCTTCCACCCTGAAGGTGTTCCGTGACCTTCTCGCCACCGACGAGGAGATGAGGAAACTCATCAACGGCGACGATGACGAGAACAACGGTGAAAAAAAAAGCTGACGGCGCGTGAGATCTACGCCACTCTCGTATTCCAGGGGCACATGCCCCCGGCGTATGTCATGGACGAGATGAGGATGTACGAGATAGGATGTCTTATGCCTTATCTCTATCTCGCATCCAAAGACTCATGGGAACAGGCGCGGCTGATGGGCTACATCAGTGCCCAGACCCACTCCTCCAAGAAGATGAGCGTCAGTGACATCATCTCCTTTCCATGGGAGAAGGATAACAACAACTGCCACGACACTTCAATGAGTAACGCCGATAAGCGTCGGCTCGAAGAAAAAGCAAAACAACTAGAAAAAATGATGAACCAAAATGAGCGTTAAAGCTGATTTACGAGTCATATTAGGGATTGACAAGGCGGGGTTTGACCGCAGCCTTGCCAGTGCCACTGCATCTGTGAACCGCTTCTCGCGTCAGACGGCCATGGCCAAGAAAAACATCGGCGGGATGCTCGGCGGTGCAGGTCTTGGAGGCGTGATGAAGTTCGGCTCCTATGCAGCCGCATTCGCAGCCGTAGGCAAGGCCATGGGCGACATCGTTGCCAACGGGCGCGCACTGGAGACCAGCATGGCGCACCTCCAGTCGCTCACAGGATTGAGCAGCGAAGTGATGGGAAGCGTCAAGCAGATGGCGACCGACACGGCCATGGCGATGGGCATCTCCAGTTCGCAGATCGTGGACGCATACGGCGTCATCGGCTCCAAGATGCCCGAACTGCTGAAGTCCCCAGAGGCGTTGGATGCAGTCGCTAAGAGTGCCGCCACGCTGGCAAAGGCTGGTGTCATGCCGCTTGAAGCGTCCATCGAGTCGCTGACGGGTATCATGAACCAGATGGGAGCCAGCGCCGAGGATGCAGAGACCTACATCAACGTGTTGGCTGCAGGTTCCAAGAACGGTGCAGGTAACATTGAGTATCTTGCCACCGCGTTCACCAAATGCGGTTCTGCCATCCGCAATGCAGGGCTGTCGGTCCAGCAGGGCACGGCACTCATTGAGGCACTTGCCAAGCGCATGCCCGACGCGGCTGAGGCTGGCACGGCATTACGCAACGTGCTGCTGGTGATGGGCACCACGGCTGGTGATGACCTCAACCCCAAAATCGTGGGTCTTGACAAGGCGATGGAGAACCTGCATGCCCGAATCGGTGACACCAACGAGATGGTAAAACTCTTCGGCAAGCGAAACTACAACGCCGCCGCCATCCTCGCTGACTCCACCGAACAGGTGAAGGCCCTCACCGACGCGGTGACCGACACCAACGAGGCACATATCCAGGCAGAGGTTAACGGCAAGACCTTGGACGCCCAGCTCAACAGGATGTCCTCATCATGGGAGACGCTGACCGCCGCCATCGGTGAGAGTTGTGGCTGGTTGGCTTCGTTCATCAAGTTGATCAATGAAGCACTTGAGGGTGCAGCCCAGCTCATGCGCTATGGTTTCAACGGCAGCGATGTCCGCATTGACACGAACAAGCAACTAACCAACAACAACGTAAGAGAGACTTCAGATTATTGGCAGAACTTCTGGAAGGGTAAGGGGAAAACCGATGCCGAGGCCCGCAAGAAGACCATCGACGAGCTCCGTCAACAGCGGAAAATCGAGAAGGAAGAAGGCGACAAACTCGCTGCCCGAATCAACCAGTTGAGGAATACCAAGGTGTCCGGCTGGGAGAAAAGCGTTGACGAGCTGAAGGGACAACTTGCCAAGCGCAACAATGCCATCAGGGCATATAACGCTGAACTGGCAAGGCTGCAGAACCCCGAAAAAGGCGCACCCGCTCCTGTCGCACCCACGCCCACAGGTGGTGGCGGCAAGAAGACCGGCAAGACAGGTCGCAGCACCAAGAGCGGCCCGTCCTATGTGGCTGGCTCGCTGAAGGACTATGAGTCGCAGCTGAACAAGCTCAACGCCGCGCTCCAGGGGAATGTGGATGTCACCCAGCTGAGCGAGGAACAGCTCGCAAAGTATGGTGCAGAGTTCGCAGACCTCTACCAGAAAATCAACCAGGCAAAGAACGCGCTCAAGCAGTTCGAGAACTCAACGGCGCAGCTCGGCAAGACCGTTGACAGCGCCAGCAGGGGCAAGATCAAGGACCTGTTTACCGGCAAGAAGGCATCACTGCCAGGAAAGACGAATTTGGGTGTCAACATCCCGTTGTCACCGAATGCGCGTCTCATCCAGCAGCAGACATCACTCAACAACGAGATTGAGCGCACACGCGAGCTCTATGAGGGTGTCGGCACGGCCATGGGCGACATGGGACAGCTCACGATGAAGACTTTCGGCGACATCTCAAACATCATCAGCGTGTTCAAGTCAGAGGTTGGCGACACGAAGGGGAAAATCGGTGCTATGGGCACGGCTCTGAGCTCTGCAGGTCAGGCTGTCGGTGCCATCGGCGCGGCCATGGAGGACAAAGGCTTGCAGATCGGCGGTCTCATCGCACAGACCATCGGCAACCTGGCATTGTCTTTCGCTTTGGCTATGAAGGGCGCAGGTCAACTCGGCCCTATCGGCTGGGCTGCATTCGGTATCGCCGGTATGGCACAACTGATTGCCATGATAGCACAGATCAAGAGCCTATCGAGCGGCTATGCCTCGGGTGGTATCATTCCCGGCAACAGCTACCACGGCGACCAGATGTATGTGAGAGCCAATGCAGGTGAGATGATACTCACACAGGGCCAGCAGTCGCGCCTGTTCCGCATGCTTGACGGAGGCGTATACAACGGCGGCATGGGACAGGTAGAGTTCGTCATCAACGGCTCGCAACTGAAAGGTGTATTGAACAATTATTCTCGTAAAACTGGAAAACTCGCATGATATATCAAGGACAATTCAAGGATTCAGAGGGCGTGACCCACACCGTCAGGATATACACCGGATGGTCTCCGTCCTACAACGCAGAGAATGACACCGTCACCGACATCACCCTGGGTGAGACACCGTTCATCACCACGATGGACAGCGGTGACGATACCATCTACAAGCCCATGAAGGGCACAGGTGCAACAATCCAGGTAGTCACCGAGGGATATCTGTTCGATATCTACTCGCCGACTGCCCAGGGCACGAAGGTAGAGCTCCGTAACAACCTCAACGTTGTTGAGTGGACTGGCTATGTCACTCCCAACCTCTATGACATGGGCTACAAAGCCATTGAGACCATCGACATCGAGTGTATTGACGGGCTCAGCACCTTGCAGTACATCAAATACACGCCTGTTGGGGATACCAGGGATGTCTGCTCGTTCTCGAGCATCGTCAACCACATCCTCCAGCAGTGCCACTGCTATAACATGTTCTATGTCAGTGACGCCTCCAGCGTGCCAGGCACAAGCGGCGGTATCATGGATAACCTGTTAATAAGCGAATCTAACTTCTACGACACGAAGAGCGACGAAAAGAAGACAGATGCCGACGTTGCCTGGACCTGCAAGGAAGTGCTTGAGCAGATTGCCCAATACATCGGGTGCTCTGTTGTCGCATTTTGGAACAACATCTACTTCATTGACTATGATGCCGTGAAGGCTGGCGGCGGTCCTGTCGGCTGGTACAGATATACAATCGGAAGCTCAGCAGCGCCTGTGTCATCTCCCATGCAGATGTCGCCCATTGCCATAGGCAGCGGAAGGTTCTACGACAACAGCGCGACACTGAGCCTGGGTGACGTGTTCAACAAGATCACCGTCAAGTGTACGCTCAACGACTATGACGATATCCTTCCCGATTTCTTTGACGGCGCGGCGAACATCACAAAGGCAGACCCGAACATGGAATGCCCGAGGACAACTGACTACAACCTGGGTGACGATCGTGGACCGATGTACGGTGACGTTGTCGAGAATGTAGTCGGTAACGCTTCAGGCGACAGCAACACCAAGATGCTTGCATTCGTGGACATCAACGGCAAGGCTGACAACAGCGCCACCTTCGAGTTTCCCACATGGATGTCTGGTGTGTTCATCAAGTACATGAGCCACCCATCCATCACTTGCCACAAGTACCTGTACAACGGCTCCACCTGGGACGATGTGACCGCAAACTACGGCACGATCTGCTACACGGACACGCTGGCGTTGAGCGGCGCATTCATGGTCAAGAGCGAAATCCTGTGGATGCGTGAAGTATTGATTGTTGGTCCCTGGAGCCGACTCGCCAAGGAATATGACGATATCTCGAAGTATATCAAGGACTATACCGACACGAGAAAAGAAGATGCTGCCTCAAGGCTTGACCTTGACGATTACATCTTGCTTGTCAATCCCATTGAGGACCAGCCGAACTACAGCAACTCCCCCACCGAGCACATGTATGACACGACTGCCTATCCATTCATCGAGACGGAGCTGGCCGACACAGCAGCGCTCTATGGCGGGAACAATGCCTACTACATCATCAGTGGCGGTGTCCTTTGGGACGGAGCGACCAAGAACAGCAACTATCCCATTGACTCGGGCAGCGAGAAGATTGATATCAACACCGGGCGCAAGGACATCTCGCAGCAGCGTGCATACCTGCGATGCAAGTTGCAGCAGGGCGACAAGTGGTGGAACGGCGAACAATGGACCACCACCGAGAGCATCTTCAAGCTCTACTTCGTCAAGGAGAACACCGAGGAACTGAGGGCAGACGCCAATATGTTCAAAGAATTGAACATCGTCAACACCGTGACATGGGACATGGGCGTCAACGGTACGGGCTACGCCATTCCCGTCCCTGGAGTGCTGACCGGCACACCGAAGCTCACCATCCTCAACCCGATGGACTTCGGCGGTTCGTCAACCTACCCTGCCCGCATGATAGCCCTGAAGAACTTCAAGATCAAGGCTGTCATCGGCGACCCGAGCTACAGCGGTGCCATGGACACGGATACCGAGTACACCAACATCGTCAACGCCGACTATGTGAGCGAGGCACAGGAGGTGGAGTTCAAGGTCTGCACATGGGACAACAAGAAGCCCAACTTCAGTGCAGTCGCCACGAAGGTCGGCGGCGAATATGCCTATGTCAACCGCATCGCCAATTCGGCGCTGAATGCTGATGCCAGGACCGTCGTGTACTATCATAGTGCATCGGGTACGGTAAGCGACGGAACGCTCAGGGCAGAGGAATGGATGGTGCTGAGGCTCACCAAGCAGTATTCAACGCCCGCCAAGGTGTTCGAGGTGTCCCTCAAATGCCAGATGTTCGGTCTCCCGCCATTCGGACTTTTCACAAGTGCGACATTGGGATGTTCGTTCATCGCAGACAAACTGGAATTTGACGTTAAAAAGCGCAAGTGTGACATTAAACTCGTTGAGAAGATATGATGCAAATCGCAAAATATAACAGACCAACTGGTTCAGGCACGAAAGCGAGTGTCGGCTCTACAGCCGTCGCTGGTGGCGGTGCTTCAGCGTCGGTAGACCTCGGTCCGCTGAACATGAAGGTCGCGGCTCTTGAGTCAAAGGTGTCGCAGCTCGAGCTCCAGCTGGGCAGGGTGAATGCCGTGCTCGCTGGGCTTGACGGCAGGTTCCTGTCAAAGATGGGCGACAGGAGCGATTATGCCTATGCCCTCGGTGCCCTATATACCGACTTCATCAAGAGCGAGATGTACGATGACGGCGTTGGTTTCCGCATCAGCGGGAGCCCTACAGCCACCGTTGAAGACAAGTACAACGTCATCGTCAAGGATGTCGGCTGGTCAAGCGTAGCGTTCAACACCATAAATCAGAGCGAGGCGTCCTATGTGGATGCCGACACCGACGAGGCTACGGCACAACTGACCGCGATGAACATCACGATCGGCGCGGCGAACACGACAGGATATCTCCTTATTGATTGCGGCGCGGAGCTGACCAACGAGAGGTGCTTCACCGAGATCGCCAAGCGCGTCCGCTATGTGACGAAACGCACAAAGGGGTATCAGATTATTACCGACCCGATAAGAGAAGCCGATACGGACGGGAACGGCAACTTCATCATCCGCTTCCTGGACGCCGACAGCGTGAGCGTCTCGATATGGTTTGACTACACCTATGCGTTCAGCCAGTACGGGAACATCACGAGCGGCACATACAGGCTCTATATCCGTGGCACCGACCCGACGAACAACCAGACCGACATGTTCGCGGCATCCACCAAGGTCGCCACGCTCAACGCGAGCGGTATCACCGTGATGAACGGGAATGTCGGTGCCCGTATCACGAGCAGCGGGGTTCAGAGAACGACCGACGGAGGCACCACATGGACATAGTTTAACAAACAGACATAAATATATGAGCATACAGATAGAAACAACCGACATGCAGGTCAACCGATATTCAGACTTCAAGCTGACTATGTCGCTGACCAAGAACGGCGAGGCATACATCCCTGCATCATTCATGATAGTGTTCTATGTGGACAGCTGGGATGACTGCGAGGGCCGTTATGTGGCATCATACATCAACGGCGAGTATAACAACTGCGTTGTTAGCGGCACGACGATCCACGTCTATTTTGACTCTCCTGGTTTCAACCTCGGGCAGCTCAAGTGCAGGGTGCTTGACATGGTGGAGAATGACAACTTCACCGACGGCACGCTTGACACCTGCACCCCTATCACCCTGCCGGTGGAGATTGTCGCCGGTCCTGGCAACACCGACAACGTGGTGCTCGGTTACGGGCGTGTGTACTTCGGTGACAACCATGACGTAGTGCTTGAGGGTGCTGCAGCTCCTTCATTCGGTAACGATAACAATTTAGAGATATAGTTATGGCAATACCAGAAAATTTCATCGATAAATTCACTGATGTCGATTCCGGCGAAAGACGCGACATCTGCCCCGCAGCCGACAAGGTGAGGGTTGACAACGACAACTTCGAGGGCGCCGACCTTGACGAAGTCCTTGACGAGATTGCAGAAGCGATCAATGATGCTGGCGAGGGCGGCTACACCCCGCCACAGGGCGGCATCCCCAAGACCGACCTTTCAAGCGACGTGCAGTCCTCGCTCGGCAAAGCCGACACGGCCTACCAGAAGCCCGCATCGGGCATCCCTGCCAGTGACCTTGCATCGGGTGTCATCCCCGACGTGAGTGGTCTGGCCACCAAGACCGAGGTCAACACGGGGCTCGCTTCCAAGGCTAATGCAGCCGACATCCCGACAAAGGTCAGCGAACTTCTCAATGACGAGGGATTTATCACCGCAGCGGCATTGGCTGACGTGGTAGTTGGTAGTGGTGACTTTGCCATGACCTACGACGAGGCCACCGACACTTTTAACATCGTGCGGCTCGTGCCGACATTGCAGGTCACTCCGTTGTCATCAATGAGTGCATCCACCAAGAGCGGCACGTTCAAGGTCAGCGGAACAAACCTCAAGGGCGATGTGACGATTGCCTTGCCTCAAGGCGCTTCAAATTGGTTGCTTTCAACAGGCGGTGGCGCAGGTGCATCAAGCCTCACATTGTCGCCCACTAACGGGACGCTTGCAGAGACTACCATCACTGTGGCTTATTCTGGCAGTACTGACAGCGTGGGCAATACCATCACCATATCAAGCACTGGTGCAGAGAGCAAGACCGTGACTGCAACGTACACCGAACACGCTGGCCCGACTATTACAACAAGCAACGCAGGTATCAGCATCAGCGAGGTGGGCGGCTACCAGAATACCGCTACCTTGCAGATTACTGGTGTGATGCTCACTGGAAACATCACGGCTGCATTGAGCGGAACGAATGCAAGCAAGTTCTCGTTGTCCAAGTCCACGTTCACGCAGAACGATGGCACGGTCAACGATACATTGACCATCACCTATAAACCTTCTGCAAGTGACACTGGTTCGCATAGTGCCACCCTGACCCTCTCAAGCACTGGTGCTACATCCGTTGTCATCGCCTTGACTGGCACGGTCTTGTCGCAGTCCTTATCAGTCAGTCCAAGCACATTATCGTTTGAGAGTGCGGTAAACCAAGAATCTGTCGCAAAGACTTTGACCGTGACTGGCACAAACTTGAAGAACGATGTCACCATCTCCGTTCCTGCTGGTTTCGCAGCAAAGGTCGGCGGCAATACCGTATCATCATTGGCAAAAGCAGATGTCATGGCAAGCGGTGGTGTGACCGTATCCGTAACGGCATTGGGTACTGTGGCAAGCGGCACGTTGGGATTTTCCTCAATCACATTGGCAAGTACAACATTGTCGCAGAATGTTTCCCTCGGTTGGACCGAGCAAGAGCCAGCACCTGCGGTCAACAGTTACAAGATTGTCGGCAATGTGAGATACAGATTCAGGTCATCGCAAAACAATGGTGTCGCTGATAATTGTGCAGTTGCTAAACCAGAAGGAGGCGAATGGGATGATTCGACCTATGCAGGAAATATCACTATACCAGAATACATCACCGTTGCTGGGAACCAATATCCTATCAAAATGATAGACGTAAGGGCATTTTATAAAGCCTCGAATTTGGTCAGTGTTGATTTGTCTGCCGCATCACAACTCACAAACGTACAAGATTATTCTTTCTATGGGACGGCGATCACCGAACTTGACATTGCAAGCGGAGTGACTGAGTTGGCTAACAATTCGCTCCAGAATTGCCCATCGCTTACTAAGCTGACACTACGTTACAATGGTGTGGTAAAAATCTATGGTGACACACTTGGTGGAACGACGCAGAACCTTTCAGAAGTATTTGTCCCGAGCGGGCAGATTGCGAGCTACGAAGCCGACCAAAACCAATATTCCAATAATACTTATGGTTGGAAAAATAAAAATGTTGTTTTCAAACCAATAACCGAATAACATTATGAGCAAGATTAGTATAGACGGACATATCATCGGCACCGATGCCGAAAAGGTTGTTTACGGCAAGAACAATGCCGCCACTGTAGAGGATGCACTTGACGCGCTTTTTGAGGGCGCAGGGTCTTCAGATGATGACGAAATCAGCAATGCAGACTTGGCTATGCTTGCCGACAAACTGCTTACAAAAAGCGGCATCGTGTCTGCGGCTTATTTGACGCGATACTACGTTGATTCAAAGGCTACCACGCAAGTTGGAGGGTCATTCGACCCTAGCAAACTAAATGGTCAGAGTGACTATGGTAATACTTATGCCTGCCACTTTGTGATTGACATTTACGAGGGCGATGTGCTACACTATGACGGTATCGGTTTTTATAATGAAGACTATTGGGGTTACGTCATTTGTGATGCAGGCAACAAGGTGCTTGCTACTGGCGGCCAAATCATCAATGGTCAGCGTGCAACTGGTACAGCGACTGCGCCTGCTGGTAGCCGATATGTGTATATTACATCAATTCAAGGATACAAACCGAGAGTATGGGTAGAAACCAACCGACACCGCATCAAGAAGCCTGTGGATGTCATTGTTAGTTTTGGAGATTCAATCACCACTGATAGCGTTGAGGGAAATCGCCCCCACTGCTATCCTATATTGCTGGCGAAAATGTTTGGTGCAGAAGTTAATCGCATCAGTCTTTCTGGTGCGAGCATCAATCACCTCGGCGCATCTATCCCAAGGTCAAGGGTAGATGCAGATGTCGTCACAATCATGTACGGCGCAAACGACGCAAACCAAATTAAGGACGGGGATACTATGGGAACAGCATCTTCTGCTCTTTCAATATTCCCCGCAAATTACACGACTTCACAACTGACTGCGGAGAACATCACGTCACTTGAGCAGAGCCATATTGGAAGGTATAGGCTTTATCTTGGTCAACTTCTTGAGCATCTTGTGAAAGAGGATTCGGTCATTTTCTGCATCGGGCCTACTGCGGCTTTAGGCGCAATCGGGGCTTATGTGACCGCACTGAACGCATTTCGTGAAGAGGTGAAAGCTCTTGTTGAAGGACTAAACCTTGAGCGTGTCAGGTATATCGACGGCTCTGTCCTTCTAAGCGTTGATTCCTTCCACTACTATGACACAATGCACCTTAACCAGAACGGGCAGGAGATGCTGGCTGACGGCTTGTATCCGTACATCTTGCACACCAGGCTGCGCGGTTTGTCAAGCAACTATGATTAAGGAGGTGCTTGGAGAATGATTGACCTGAACGGATTGAAATTAATGTCATTGCTGGTTGGTGTGGCTGCGTTGGTCGTGGTCATCGCCATCATGCTTGACCTTGCCAGCGGACTGCGTAAAGCCAAGCTATTGGGCGAGGCGCGAACCTCATATGCCTATGAGCGTACCACAACGAAACTGATGCGTAACGGCTCGCTGGTTCTTATTATGGCCATGATTGACCTGCTGCTTTTCTTCGGCCACCTATGGGAGTTGATAGGTTTGACGCTGCTCAGTAACGTGCCTGTGATAACATTTATCGCAGCCGCATGGATGTGCTTTGTACAGGCCGAAAGCATCCGTGAGAAGGCCGAGGACAAGGCCGAGCGCAAGAGCGCAGCCACGCTCAAGCAATTGGCCGAGGTATTGACCACCGAGCAGATACAGGCGTTGTTGAATAAAATGCAGAGCAAAACAAAGGTAGACGATGGAACTGAAACTGATTAGAACGGCACGCAAACCCAAGTACACCATCGGTCACCTGTACAGGCGAGACAAAGAGAACGGCCAATGGGTGTATTTGTGTGACACGATCGAGGACAAAGACAGAGGTTTGGATCAATCCATGACCGAGGCTAATATCGCCAAGCTCAAGGTCAAGCATCAAACCGCCATACCGACTGGCACCTATGAGATTGACATGAACACGGTGAGCGGCACGTTTGTCAAGAAACCCCAGTACAAGGAATTCTGCGGGGGACGTGTGCCGAGGCTCAAGAATGTCAAAGGCTTTTCGGGCATCTTGATCCATTCAGGCACTGACCAGGACAGCAGTTCGGGTTGTATAATCGTTGGGCAGAACAAGGTCGTGGGCAAGGTCATCAATTCCTGGGCGACATTCAAACGTGTGTATCCATTGCTCAAGGTAGCTGCCAACAGGAGCGAGAGGATAACCATAACTATCGTGTGACATGGACGAGGATATCTACAACAGGATGATGAGCGAGGAACATGAGCGCATGGAGCGACAGGCGAAAGCCTTTACCCGTGGCTGCGGCATGATGTTCCTCGTCATCGCAGTTGTGGTGGCGGTTATTATGATATTCATCCAGCTTGTAAGGTAAACTTTAAACTTGTAAGGTTATGACAATAGACAAAAAGTCAGCGTTAATCGCTTTGGTGTGGTTCGTTATCGGCTGCATCTGCGGATTTTTTATGTGTAAGGGAGTGTATGACCGACCCATCAAGGAGAGCGTCGTGCGTGACACGGTGACGGTCATTGACACGGTATCCCGCTACTATCCCAAGCCTGTGAGCGTGGAACGAGTGAGAACCGAGTATAAGTGGCTGACCCGTGTAACCACCGACACGGTGACGCGATTCAGCGTGCAGCACGATAGTGTGTTGGTGGAAGTGCCGATAGAGAGTAAGCACTACAACGCCCCGGAGTACGATGCTTGGGTCAGTGGCTATATGCCCAGCCTGGATTCTATCAACGTCTATCAAAAGACCGAATACATCACCGAGACCGTGACGTTAAGCAAGCCTCCCAATAGATTCTCCATCGGCTTGCAGGGTGGCTACGGCTACGGATTTAAGAGCAAGGCATGGGAGCCGTATATCGGCATCGGCATCGGCATAAAGATATTTTAGGAGTGTTAATCAGTTGTTTCATTGTTTGACCTACTTTGAAAGGAGGGGTTTTTAGTTTTACAAGTTGGCTGGCGGGTGCAGGGATGCAGGGAACCAGCCTTTTTGTTTTGGAATGGTTTAAGGTTAATTAGTTAATTAGGGAGCCGCCACCGTCAGTGATGATCGTGGCGGTTTTTTTGTCAGTCCAGGAATTATTACTACCTTTGCCACAACGTCGTGAGACGGAAATGGTAGAATTATTTTGACCTGCACCCGAAAGGGTGCTTTTTTACACTTTTGGTGCTGTTTTGTTGCTAAAGAAAAAAGGAGTTACCGACAACACACTATCAGTCAGCGTTTTGTCGGCAACAATCATGTTTAACCCTAAAAAACTGGGAAAATATAACGAAATGGTAACGAAATGGTAATAAAAGCGGGTGTGAAAGGGGATTGCGGGATTTCCAAGTACCATATCAGTACCATATCGGTGTATAATTTTTTGTTGCTCTTTTGTTGCTTTTGTTGCTTTTTTGTTGCTATCTTTGCGCCCGTAAAGGTCAAAATAACTGTCAAACGATGAACAAACAATCCGTAACACTGAGGCGGCGCACGCTGGCATCCGGGAACACAACCCTCTACCTGGACATCTACCACGGCGGCATCCGCACATACGAATATCTGAAACTTTACCTGGTGCCCGAGCACGGACGCAAGGACAAGGAGGCGAACCGCCAGACGGTGGCACTCGCCGAGGCGATCGCCGCCAAGCGGCTTGTCGAGGTCCGCAACGGGCAATATGGATTTCAGGCGCGTGTGAGCGTTTCACTTCGTGAATATGTATCAACTATAATCCAAAGCAAGAAAGGCAGCACACGGCGCAGATATGTCGCCCTGGCGGCCATCCTCCACGGATGCTGCCGTACCGGCATGACGCTCGAGGACATCACCCCTGCATGGTTCACCGCGTTCCTCACCTACATCGGTCGGCAGGGCTATGCCCGCAACACGATGGCGGTCTATGTGGCGACCATGCGATACATCGTCAACCAGGCATACCGTGAGGGGCTGCTCACTACAAACCCCATCGCTGGCATCAAGGGCGTGGGCTACGAAGAGACTAACCGTGTATATCTCACCGTGGACGAAGTGCGTAAGCTCGTGGAGACGCCGTGCGACAACGATGTGACGAAGCGGGCATTCCTTTTCGGGTGCCTGACGGGTCTTCGCAACTGCGACATCCGATCGTTGACTTGGGCAGACGTACACCACCAGGACGGTTACACCCGAATCATCTTCAGGCAGCACAAGACCAAGGGACAGGAATATCTTGACATATCGGCACAGGCCGCGTCGCTCATGGGCGACCGCGTCGCGGATGATGAGCCAGTGTTCCCGCTCATGAGCTGGCATGCGGTCCGCAACCACATCTTCTCATGGGTGGAGCGTGCAGGCATCAACAAGCATGTTACCTTCCATTCATCACGCCACACCTTCGCCGTGATGATGCTGGGCGTGACGGACATCTATACCGTGAGCAAGCTGCTGGGTCATCGTGAGCTGTCCACCACCCAGGTATATGCCCATGTCCTGGACAAAGCCAAGCGTGAGGCCGTGGACAATATGCCCGACCTTCTTTAGACATCAAGTCTCACTTTCCCGTAGTAGAATTCGTTGCCGGCGTTCTCATCGTCTTCGTCTTCTTTTGCCTTTGCGATATAGCCATAGGCTTTCACCGTGCCGCCAGCAGCCATGATGGCGACATGGGCTCCGACGCTGCCCGCCGGTAGCCAACCGATTCTCTTATCATTGATATAAATGCCAACGGCGTAGGGGTCGTGGGGGTTATCCCTATATGCCACAGCGGCGCCTTCAAAGTCCCCGAGATACCTATCATCAATACCGCTTTTATTGATTCCCTTGATGGAATACTCGTCTTCAAGTTCTAGGTTGTAGTCGATTTCCATCAGTGGGTTGTGCTCCTCTTTTGGCCCCTTAAAGTTTCTCAATATGAGTTTAATGAGAATCCACAGCGCGGCGGCAGCAACTAATAACCAAAATAATGTGCTCATATCAGTTGCAAAGACGGACAAGTCCGATTACCAGGTTAAACGAATAGATTTCACTCTTAGGTACGATGAAGTCGGGGTAGTTCTCGTTGAAGCTCACGCAACGGATGCCGTCCCCTTCATCGAATATTTTCTTCACGATTACACCCTGTGAGGTGAACAGCACATAGATGCGACCCCACTGGAGAAATGATGGTTCCTCAATCTTGAGGCATGCCACCTCGTCGCCTGGGTAGATGTAAGGCTGCATGGACTCACCTGTCACCCTCATGGTGAAGGTGTAGTTCGGGAACATCGGCACGATAGGCACCTGCTCACACTGGGCCAGAGCTACCCCGTCCAACACCTCGTTCTGCCCTCCCGTTGTGTTGATCGGAAGGCGTGGACGGGTGTCAACAACCAAGGGAGGCGGGGATGGGCTGCTTATCATTTCCCCCTCACCATACAGCAGCCAATCTCTATTGAGTTCTGGAAATGCTGATAGAACATTGCCCAATTTATCTGCACCGAAACCTTTACGCATTGAAGACACATATCCATTTGACATTCCGCACCTGATTTCAAACTCTTTTACGCTGATTTTCTTATATTTAATGAACTCAATCGTTCTTTCTTTGATAGTCGTTCCCATACCCTTGAAATTTTAATGAACGTTAAATAATCAAACATTTCTCCGATTATGTTTTACATTTTCGGAACATTGCCCTAATTTTGCAACGATTTCAAAAGACATATCAAATGATAAACCTTTTGAATAAGATTGCAAATATAGAAATAAGTTTAATTAGAGAAAAGAAATGAGCGAAATTTTAACACTGAAACAACAGCGAGACAAGGCTGTGTTCGAGGAGTATACCAAGCTCATCGAGGAGGGACACCCCCGCACTGGTGTAGTGCAGCGACTGATGCACAAGCACAAGATATATTCTCCGACGACCATCTACAGGATCGTCAAGCGTGAGTCAGCGAGAAAGGAGGCCAGTCATGAAAGCATTTAAGCGTTATATGGCTCTGGCCCTCGTGTTCGCCCTGCTCGTCGCAGGCAGCATCCTGTTGATGGTTGAGTTCGACACCGTCAAGGCCACATGGCTGAGCTGCGTTGGAGCGTTCCTGTGCTTCGGTATCGCCCTCATCCTGGGTTATATCTTTGACCGCAAAAAACTATTGCCGGAATGACTACCCTTGATGACATAGCAAAGCGCCTTGACAGGCTTGAGGGCATGGTGGCCCTGTCGGCAAAGGTCGTGCTCGACATCAAGGACGTGGCAGAAATCACCGGCTATTCGGTCAAGTACCTGCGCCAGCTGATCGCAAGACGGGACATTCCCCACTACCGACGCGGCAACCGTCTGTACTTCAACCGCGACGAGATTGAGGACTGGATGATGGGGGAACGCATCCCAACCAATGAAGAGATGAACATCCAAGCGATGGGTTATCTAAGTAAAACAAACCGTTAGGCTTCCCGCGATGGGGGCTTCCGCAGTAGTTCAAGAGCAGAACACCCGGCAACGGGAAGATGGCGAGTGCGAATCCACCCTGCGGGCCGAGGCAACGACCGAGCCGAGAGGTCAATAATAATTAATTCATCAATAATTCAATAATTCAACATGGAACAGACAATTCAGAACATTTCCCTGCTTAAAATCGGGCCATCCCCTCTCAACCCGAGGAAGACCTTCGACCAGGCAGGTATTGAAGAGCTGGCCGAAAGCATCAGGCTGCAAGGCTTGTTGCAGCCCATCACCGTGAGACCGGTGTACACCGATGTACTTGACGGGGCGACCAGCGAGGTGCTGAGTACCGTCACGAGCTATGAAATCGTATGCGGTGAGCGACGCTACCGCGCCGTGGCACTCATCGGCAGCGAGACCATCCCCTGTATCGTGCGAGAGATGACCGACGAGGAAGCCTTCGACGCGATGATCACCGAGAACCTGCAGCGCAAGGATGTAGACCCGATAGAAGAGGCATTCGCCTTCGCCCAGCTCTACGAGAGGGGCAAGAGCGTCGAGGAAATCGCCGCACGCTTCGGCAAGTCGCTTAAGTTCATCCGTGAGCGCATCAAGTTGTATGGCCTGTTGCCCGAGATGAAGCAGTGGGTGAGCAAGGGCCTGATGCAGATCGGCGCGGCTATCCATGTCGCCAAGCTGACCGAGGAAGACCAGAAAAAGTTCCTGGAGCAGTTCGAGCCCGGCGAGGATGAGGACATGGAAGACCTCGACCCCATCACCAAGAACGATGCCGAGAGTTTTACCGACAACCTGTTCAAGCGCATCAGTTCGGCAGACTGGGACAAAGACTTCGCTGGCTCGTGCCTATACACCTGCGACAAGTGCCCGTTCAACAGCGCCAACGAGGGCTGCCTGTTCAACGACATGAAGGTCAAACAGGAGGATGCATGCTGCACCAACCGCGTGAGGTGGAACGCCAAGCGGATGGACTGGTGGAAGCACATCATCGACAAGCACAGCGATAAACTCGTCAAGAAGGACGAGGTGCCCAGCTTCGGCAAGATGGTGCTTGCCCATAGCGACAACTACTACGGCAATACCGACACCACCAAGGAACTGAAGCAGTACTGCATCGACCAGGGCTATCTGATCGTGGACGCGGCCAACTACTTCGAGCGTTGGCAGAACCTGAAACTTGATGCAGAAGACACCAAGAAGAAACTTGCCAATGGCGATGCCTACATGGTGCTGCTCATTGACTATGACTACCGTGGTGCCCGTGTTGACGTGAAGTGCTTCCCTTTACGCAAGGCAGAGGAAAAGGACAATGCCGAGGCCGCCAAGGTCGCCCAGCTGGTGCGAGACTACAACACCAACATTGATAAGAACAAGGGCGACATCGCCAATGAGATGAGGAATGCCGTTGCCGATTTCGACCTCAACACCATCTCCTGGAAACCATTGACCGATGTGGAGTGGGAAATCTTCTTGACGCTGCTCCTCAACTCAGCCCCCTGCAACGTAAGATGTGACATCACCGGCCGTGCCAACGGCGAGGCTGAATATGCAAAGGCCCACAACACCGGCGAGGGCCGTGAAGAAATTATCCGCAAGTGGTTGCGCGGCAAGTTGAGCGACAGCGGTGTCACCTACTACCCGACCCTGCAGCAATGCCAGGCGCGGCTTGTCGAGGTGTGGGGTATTGATGACGGCGAGGTGCGCGGCCGTGCTGCTGCCAAGCTGCGTAAGAAACAGGAGAAGATAGAGAAGACGCTGACTTCACTGGGATACGATACCGAGGGCAAGAAACTCGAATTTTGAAGCAATGAATATCATGAGCAAGAACATCATGAATTAGCATGATCGAGATTAGCAACAGCCAGCGTGACCAGGCGGTGAGATTACTGCGCTATCTTACCCATACGTCCAGCAACGACGATAGCCTCAAGGCGGTGAATGCCCGCCGTCTGGCCACAAGGCTTGCTAATCAGTTAGAGAGAAAGGAGAAGAAATGAACGGTTGGATCAAGATACATCGCAGCATGCTGGAGTGGGAACACTTCCACGAGCCAAGTGTGGTAACGGTATTCCTCGCACTGCTGATTCTTGCTGACAAAGGCAAGACTGAAATCGGCCTCGATGGTCTTGTATCAGTGACAGGATTATCAAAGAACACCATCCGTACAGCACTGGCAAAGTTGGTCAAGAGTGGTGAGATATCCAGGCAGACCGAAAAGGGTCAACGAACAATCACGACTATTACCAACTGGAATGAATACCAAGTATGTCAAAAATTGACACACTCAACCGAAGACAGTGTATCAAAAATTGATACACCAGTATGTCAAAAATTGACACAGGGTATATCAGAAAATGATACACCAGCGTATCAAAAATTGGCCCAAAGTATATCAAAAATTGATACACTTTATAAGAATAAGAATAATAACAAGAATAATATCTCAACGGCGCGCGCGCGTATGCGCGAGGAAGTGATGACCGACATGATGGTCGAGGCTGGATGCCGGAGCGTCGGCATAACACCCGAGCAATACACCCTCATCGCAGATGAAATCTTCAACGACTGGGAGTTCCAGGACCTACCCGACAACGAATGGACAAAGTCACATTTCCTTGCAGTAATGAGAATCAAAGCAAACATCAAACGCAATGGACAAAATCAACAAACTGGTAACCCAGGCGACTCAAGAGCTAAGCTCGACCAGGATGCCGTCAAAGCGATGGCCTCACTTGCAACAGAAAGCAGACGCCCTGCAGACGTGCCATTCTAATCTCAACGACTTCTGCCTGACCTACAACCCGTCATTACAGAAGGCAGTTGCTGAGAACGAGGACAGGGCCATCATGGGCAAAGGTCCGATGCTGTGTGTTATCGACGCGGCCTACGGTGAAGGGAGCGCAGCACAATGGCTCATCCCGCAACTGCACGACCTGTGCGCGGCTGTTGGCGCAAAGACCAAGCTGGACGATAACCAGTTCAAGCAACTGGCGACGATGATCCGCGACGAGTTCGGCTACTTGAAGGCCACCGAGGTAATGCTGTTCCTGTGGAGGTTGAAGGCTGGCAAGTACGGCGAGTTCTACGGCAGCGTGGACATCCAGCGCGTCATGCGTGCCTTGCGTGGGAAGTTCAGCGACGAGCGTGTCAAGGTGATAGAAAGGCATGAGGAGGAGCGACAGGACCGGGAACGGATTGAGAGAGCCAAGACAGCCCTCAAGCCACACGAGATTGAACAGCTGCGTTTGCGGCTGGAGCAAGAAGGAAAGATTTAAGAACCGATAATAAACAACAATCATGACTACGACAATGACAATCACGCTGCTGATCATCGCAGCATCAAGCATCGCCCTGAACGTGTTCCAGTTCATGGAGCGCATGACGGAGCGCAAAGAGACGAACAAACTGGTGGCAGACGCGGCCCTACTGGAGAACAAGTATGACAAGCTGACCAAGGTCTATAACAACGAGAAACTGCACCGTGAATGGGCCGTGGGCAGAATCCAAGACCAACAGGCGATGATTGATCGCCTATCAAGCCTTACAAAGAAACCGAGGACAACCAAGAAATCGAGACAATAAAGTTAGTTTTTTCATAGACGTTCACCTGCCGCCAAGTCGTAACGGGGTTACGCCAAAGGCACCGAAAGAAACTGGCGGTTTTTACAAACAAATTAAAATCTCAAAAATATGAAGAAGATGATTTTCGCAGCCATGATGCTGCTGGTAGCAACGAGTGTTAATGCAGAGAACTGGTTCAACTTTTCGGAGTGCGTGAACGACACCCTCCGCATCCGTCCCAACAGGCTCGGCGGCTATGCCACCTACACCGTGGATATGCAGTTGGATGCCTACTGCGACTTTTTCAGGGTCGGCTTTGTCTGGCCATGTGGATTGAGGCCCAAGATGATGTACCAGCAGCGAGGCATCGAGGCTGGGTGCGGACTGAGTGTCTGCTACCTCAACAGGGACGGAATGTTCGATTGCTATACTCCCAACCTCAACGTGGGAGAGTATTATGAGAGCGTTTCCAGCAGCATCGCCATAGACGGCTACTATGACTATAACTGCGATAACCAGTACGAGCCTTATGGCACCGTGAAGTGGGAACCGGGCATTCACTATTGCGTGATGAAAATCAACCTATGGATAGAGGATTGTTTCCGCAAGGGTCACGTTGTCTTCGATGCCCAGTTCAATAGCGGGAGCGACAAGCGTGGTGCCATCCTGTCAAACGTCTATTCCTATAAGCAGGTACTTGTGTATGTCGGCTATCTCAAGGGAGATGTCAACGGAGACGAGCGGCACACGATCGCCGACGTCACGTTCCTGATTGACTACTTATTGAATGGCTTTGGCGACGATGAATTTGCGTATGAGGCCAGCGATATGGACGGCAACGGCAACGTCACCATCAACGATGTGGCAGTCCTGATCAACAAGATGCTGAATAAATAACAAATGGAGGGGAGAAAGGATAATTGCCGAGAGGCAGCCAACAAAGTGTTTCTTTTTCATATTCATTCATAATGTTTTAGGTTTTCATTGATTTGATGTTAATGTTCAGTATGGGTGGTTCGATTCCACCACTCCCCGCAAGCTGAGTAAGTAATTTTTTCATAAGCTAAGATTGATTAAAAGTTAATAAAAGTGCAGCCCCAATTTCGTATGGATACGAGAGAAAGGCGAGAGGTAATAATTAGTAATCACATCACATCACACCGTCCTGTCGTGAGACACGGCGGTAACGGGGAATTAGCTCAGTTGGTAGAGCGGCTGCATCGCACGCAGCAGGTCAGCGGTTCGATTCCGCTATTCTCCACAAGTTTTAGATAGTTTATTTTAATCACTAAAAACAAAACAATTATGAACACCGAATTATTGAACAAAAGAATCATTGCACGCATTGAACGTGCAGGTGTGTTCCACGGAACTCTTGACCACATTGACAACGAGATTATGCGTCTCAAGGATGCCCGCCGCATCTATTATTGGAATGGCGCATTGTCAGTAACCGACATCGCAGCAAAGGGTATCACTGGCGGAAAAGTTACCATTCCTGTCACCACCGTCGAGTTCATGAGCGACAATGTTGTTGAACTCAACGAGTGCAGCGAGGAAGCATCCAAGTCAATCGAAGCAATCAAGCCATGGAAGAACTGATTAAGTCATTCCTTACAATCGGCTATGGCGATGGCTATGGCGATGGCTCTGGCTATGGCTCTGGCTATGGCTCTGGCTATGGCGATGGCGATGGCTATGGCGATGGCTATGGCTATGGCGATGGCTATGGCGATGGCGATGGCTATGGCTATGGCGATGGCTATGGCTATGGCGATGGCTATGGCGATGGCTATGGCTCTGGCGATGGCTCTGGCTCTGGCTATGGCTCTGGCTATGGCGATGGCTATGGCGATGGCTATGGCTATGGCTCTTTATTATCGATCAAGAAAGTCGGCGACGATAACATCTACAACATTGACGATGTACCAACCGCCATTGACAACATCAAGGGCAACGTCGCTCAGGGCCGCATCTTGAAAGCAGACATGACCTGGGAACCGTGCTACATTGTCCGCATCGGCGACAGCTTTGCTCACGGAGAGACCATCCACGATGCCCAGCGTGATGCGATTCAGAAGCACATGACGTCTGTTCCCATCGAGGAGCGGCTACAGATGTTCAAAGACCGTTTCCCTGACTTCGACGAGCCAGTTCCGGCCAAAGACCTTTTCGATTGGCACAACACCCTCACAGGCTCATGCCTGGTGGGGCGCAGACAATGGTGTCGTGACCACGGCATCGACGTTGAACATGACACTTATTCCCCTCTCCGATTCATCGAGCTGACGCAAGACAGCTATGGCGGCGAGACAATCAAGAAACTGGTTGAACTATACAAATAACCGAGCTGACGGATTCAGCGATCAAGAACAGGGGAGTCGCAGCGGCGACGGAAGAGCCCACCAGTCGTGACTGGTCGTGAATAAGCAACTTATATTAACCAAGTGGGAAAATAGAAAGCCCCTTACCATAGTTGCCTCCACGCAGAGATATTCGATACCACGATGTCAGCCCTACTTCATGCAAGTAGGGCACCCGGGAAGAAAGAGCCGCGCGATGGGCAATGCGGCATGGTAAGTATTGGTTTGAGCAGCCGTTCAATTCGGCACTTCCCGCCAAAGTTTTATTGATTGTTTGGGGAGCATAGCGATGCAGAAGAACCACGTGGGATGCGTCCCACATAGAAATGTTCAAGGCGCAATGGCGAATTGACAAGCACTTCAATTTTCACAAGGGGGAGCAATCCCCCAAACGGACAGGCTGGATGCGGGCGACAAGTTAGTTATTAGTTAAACGTTGGTTTTTTGGATTAAATTGATTGTTCACAGCGAAAGCGAGTCTGGGGGTTCGACTCCCCTACTGTCCACCAAGTTTTAGATAGCATTATTGAAAATTAATAATTAGAATTAGATTATGACACAAAGACAATTCAACATTGAGGATGCCCGCAAGATTGAGCGCGGCGAAATGTACGGCAAGGTGATGACCAAGGACGGTTTCCCCGTCACGATCCTTGCATGGTCGGTAAGACCATCATTCCCCTTGGCTGGTATCGTCCATCTGGGCGAGGACAACGACTACGTCCGTCAGTGGACTGCGACAGGTAAGAGCGACATCCGTCCCAACGTGACGATGCCGAGCGACCTCATCCTCGAGGTGGAAGGAGGTGAGGCAT